TTCAATTTCTGTCAAATATAGAAGCGAGCGTTATGGTGGCGATGCACCATCAACTTCTAACGATCCAGCTTATGGTTTATTCCCCGAGCCGCAAGAACGTTATATTTATCACAAAATCTGGGGAGAGGGAGAGATTGAAAGTGTTGACGTGTCTGAATTTTGTACAAGTGAAAACCATGCAATAAAAGCGGCTCGTTACATTATTGGTTCCCGCCGTCTTTCTGATCATACTGTTCGCATTACTACGACTTACGAATCACTAACTAGCTCTCTCGCTCCCGGCGACTTTATTAAAGTTGCACTGGACTATACATTTTTCAACCAATTTATTAATGGTGCAGTCACAGCAAATGGCAAACTAGTTTCATCCAGTCAATTATCTGACGGCAGCTATTCTGTCATTTATTGGAACGGGGATAAAGACACGGAAGTTGTTGATGGCACATTGACAGTAAGCAATAATGGAACAACTGCTAGCCCATCTGGAATTGTATTTACAGTGAAGACCAATGAAATTATCACTCGCACCTACCGCATTGATTCAATTCAACCCAGCGAAGAAGGCTATGAAATTGAAGCTGTTCACACCCCATTGTTAACAAATGGAACGCTCCAGCTTTATGCTGAATGGAGCGATGATTCTTTCTGGGTGGAGTCTTAATTATGGCCACTTTTCCTTCAGTTGTTCCTACCGGGATGGACTTTACGGCTCCCGAATTTCCAGTGAGGCTCAACACTTCACTGAGCGGCGTTGTTTCAAGGAGGATCTTTGGAAATAGAGGATCGCGAGCCGTCTTGAGTCTTACTTTTGACAATGTGTCAGATACAGTCGCCGCGCAATTTCTTAACGTGTGGAACCAAGCGCGTGGTTCGTTTGAAAGTATTACTGTGCCATCAATTGTATTTGACGGAGCTAGTGCTCCTTTGTTAAGCTATCTTTTAAATGGAGGAGATTCACTGGAGTGGCACTTTGCTGAACCCCCTCAAATACAGCGTGTTTATCCTAGTATTAGCAATGTACGAGTGACGCTTGAGGCTACTCGCGATTTTTAGCTAAACTAAAATAAAAAGGAGCACGACCTTGGCAGTTCTTACCGGAAAAAATGGAGCCTTGCGCTGGAATGGTACCAGTGTTGGCAAGGTAAGGTCATGGTCTCTTACTGTTAACAGAGATCCCCTGGATACAACGAATCTGGGAATACACGACCGTACTTACGTGACCGGCTTGCGTGGTGCTACAGGGACTGCTGATCTAATGTATGACCCCACCGAATCCGGCGCCCTTGCATTGTTGAATAGTATCTTTGGTAGTGATACTGGTGCGAGTCAAACAGTAGAGTTTATTTTAGATTCTGCTGGAGGAAAAACTCTTAGTTGCACAGCTTTTGTGACTTCAGCATCTCCAACTGTAAATGTCGGAGAAATTCAAACTTGTTCTCTTTCTTTTCAAGTGACAGGCCCCATTAGTGGTGGCTTCTAAGGATGGCAGTTCTTGGCAGTGGTGGAATTATCAGGCTTCAACGTGAGCCTCCTTCTCCCACTGTCGTCCCTGTTTCTGCTGCAAGATTTGACATTGATGTACTCTTATTAAGAAATCAGGATTTTTGGAGTGGTGACGAAGTAAGATTATTCGCTCCATATGGTCTTCCTTTGTCTGTAGAGACATTACCGGAGGGTGTTGGTTGTTACTTTGGATCTTTTTGGGAATTAGGACCAAATAGAACCCACGTAACAGCGGAAGATGATCAATACTATGTGACAGATGACGACACCGTACTTTTCTATAATCAAGGCACTCCGTTATACACTGCAACGTATTTTATTTATAGAGACAGACTAGATCGCGTTAGTTTTTACAACACAAGAGCGGAAGCACTGAGAGGCTCTCGTGATGATCGCATTGATTTTAGAAGACTTGATTTTAAGTTTATTATCATATCGGCTGCTGGTACAGAAGAATATGACAATGCGATGGCTGAATGCGTTGCTGCGTCTGAATTTAGGTATCAGTTTAGTGATGTAAGGGATGAGGTGACCCTAGAAAGCATCTGCGATTTCCCTCCATTGTTCTTGAGTCCAGTTGCTGGAACTGATGAATATGATGACGCAGAATTGGCCCCTAGGCGTTGGATTAATGGTTTCCCATGGATTGTTCAAGGTTTAATTGAAGAGTGGAGTATCCAGCTTGATGCAAATGGAATTGATACCACTTCTGTTGGTGATAAATTTGGTGAAAACGTAAAGTCTATCGTTGCTGGCGGCGGTACTTTTGATTTTTATGTTGATAGGCAAAGCCAAGTGCGAGAAACGGGTGAAGACATTTATGACGCCACATCATTGATGCAACTTTTGCTTTTAACAGAAAAAGGATGCAAAGCGAAAGCTCAATTTTTTATGATTTTTGACAGGGAAGATTTAGCGGAAAGACCAGAGCTGCTGCCCGGAGATTTGTACTATGAATGTGATATATTAATTACCAATAACGCAATCAACACACGCGCTGATGCATTGATCGTTGGCAGTGCTAGTTTCGTTACCACGGGGCCGATTCAGCTTAGAATAGGCACATAATTCAAGGAAGCAGCGGAAGCAAATGACAGCTATTATCCTGCCTGGCCAAGCCGGTGCGATTAATGATATTGACATTACTCAGGCAGGGTTTCGGGAGCAAATCGGAGCCATTGCTGTTGCAGTGCGTCGTTTATCCGCAGGAGCAGCTCAAGGCGTAAGCACTACCACGCTTTACGTTGATCCCGAGATTGGCAGTGATGATTGGCAATCCGGTGTTGCCGATAATAGCACCACTCCGCCACTTACTAATCAACAGATCACTACGGGATATTCCAAGAGTTCACCTTTCAAGACGCTGCAGCGTGCGTTAATTGAAGCCGCTCGTTTATCAATTATTGCTGGCCCATCAAACGATCTATACGACCGAGTGGTAATTAATGTTTCGCCGGGCGAGCACATTATTGATAACGCTACTGCAGGCAATGAAGTTGTAAGCTCTTGGGGGGATTCTTTTTCGCCAGCAGCGGAAGATCTTCGCGCCTTCAATAGTGACACACTCGGGGTGATTCTGCCTCGTGGTGTATCAATTATTGGCGAAGATTTGCGGAAAGCTGTCATTCGTCCGACAACGGTACCAGTTCCAAATTTAAACCCATCCACTGGACGTGGTGCAATTTTCAAGGCTACCGGTGGTTCGTTCTTCTTTAATTTCACATTTAAAGATGCAAATAATATCAACACATCGCACCACTTGTTGTCAGCTTTTGAGTTTTGCTCGGAAGCAGAACTAACTGCTTACTATGCAAAAGTTGCAACTGCCTTTGGATTAACTCCATCGAATATTGAAATTATCAATCCTGGCGAAACGCAGATCACAACAGTGTATCCTGATTCTGGGGCAATCCCAGAGGTTGATTCCACTCGTGGTAGCTCGCCATATGTTTTCAACTGTTCGCTTCGTTCTGACTACGGCATGTGCGGCATGTTCCTTGACGGGAGCAAGGTGACAGGCTTCAAGAGCATGGTCGTAGCTCAATTTACCAATGTGTCTTTGCAGAAAGACATGAATGCATGGGAAATCTATAACGGCAGCACATGGAATGTTCCAGCAAGTTATCAAGCTTATATTGATTCAGACATTAATGATGTTCGCTATCGCATCGGTGGTGAGATTAATCAAAGAACTGGCTGCTATCAAGTTGATTACCGAAGCTTTGGTTTTAAATGCATTAACGATTCAATTATCCAGGAGGTTTCATGTTTTGTTATTGGCGATGCCATTCACCACTGGACAGCTAGTGGCGGTGAGTGTACCATTACCAACTCCAACTCAAACTTTGGTCTAACGGCACTGCTTTCTTCCGGTTTTCGCGGTATTGGCACAGCAGGTGGAGCTTATCCGCAAGATACCGGGTTCCTTGGAAAGTTAATCCGACGTGCGCTTAGAGTACGCACAGATGGTAGCAACATTCGTCAAATTACTATTGGCACTGTTGCTGATTACGATAGCGTCACGGGCGAAATTACGCTGGATACTGCCTTTGATCCTTTAACAACATTTGGACGATTTGGTTATACCCTCAAGGAGAATGATTACATTTGGATTGAAAACCGTAGTCGTGATACCGGTCCAGGCTTTGTGCCTGGCGATAAAAATGCATCCACTGCAATTAATGTACGAGCGAAGCTTGCGGCTACGCCGTTTGATAAAAATAATCCCACTGTAATCAGTGTAAATCCAAGCAGTGATTTATCAATCAATAACATTACTACTATTGATGCTGATGTTTTAGTTGGCAACCGCGTTTTCATTCGCCGTCTTGTAGACACTCGCACACCAGATGAACGAAAGTATTCTTTCATCATTGAAAATTCCAACCTTGACGAATCTCGCCGTCCAGTTGGTAACTTTATCTTACGACTGTCAAATCGAGCTTCCACAAGCGCTCAACTTGATCCAACCAATGGTTCTGGGGAGCTTTTCATTGTTTCTGAGTCGACAGTTAGCAGTGATGGTACTGGTGTTTCAAGCGGTAAATTTCAAATAGTTATACGAGCCGGTGATTCAGCCGATGCTTTTACTGCAAACAAATACTATCGCGTAGGCACACCTGCTTTTAATGCCAATCGCATTTTCCGCTCCAAGCGTAATCAATCTTTTTCCAGTTTCTCAAATGAGCAATGGGAAGAAAGCTTGCCTATGTTGATTAATCAGCGAGGCGTTGAATCATTGCGCATTGCCATCGGCCCTGAGCTTATCCTTGACAAGGATTTATCCAACGATCCAAATAGTACCAATCTTGGCATTGATCAATCCACCGATTCTGATGTTTTGGCGCAAATACAAAGCGCCACTGATTATCAAGGCATTAGTGAGTTTCTGCAGGCGGTTGGTTACAACCCTGTTGATGTACTTGCGATTTTGCAACTACAAAATTCTGCCAGCACTCGTGATTGGGATCCTTCTGCGCTTACCAGTGCGGTTCCTAGTGGCAAATTAACAACTCGCGGCTTTTTCCCATTGGAATTTAACCGCCCAAGCTTGATTCGTGCATTTGGTCAAGCTTATGAATGGGCTGGTCAAGGCAACTATTCCAAGGCAATGCCCAAGTATCAAGTTACGGTACTGTCGGACCAGCATAAAGTTGACTATTTTGCTGTTAATTATTTTGGTGGTCGAGTTTACAATACTGGCTTCAATGAAGATGGCTTAATTGTTCAAGGTGACACGATCAATGATCTTGGCACCAATACCATTGTTACCACTGAAACCGCTGGCCTTGGTGCATTAGGTGGCGATCCTGATTTCCCTGCGGTGCCAACCAGTTTTGACACATTGACGGTAACAAATGAATTCAATGTACTTCAAGAAGCCAATTTCAATAACATTACTATTAATGGCACTGTTGAAGGTTCACCAATATTTGCTCCCAATTTCCTTCCAGTAGCGAGCGAGACCAAAGAAGGCATTGTTGAACTCGCCACTGCAGAGGAAGTGGCGGAATTCCAGGATATTAATAGGGTGATCACCCCTGCAACGCTTGATAGTGTTCGCGCTGTTGCTAGTGGAATTGCATCCTTGGATGGCAATGGCAAGCTTCCTGTTGGCCAACTTCCCAGTATTCCCGTTTCTAACCTACCTTCTGCAACGACAACTCAACAAGGCATTATTGAGATTGCAACAAATGCGGAAGCTGCTGCTTTAACCGACTCAACCCGTGCAATTGTTCCCAGCAACATTGGTGCGTTGCGTTCAGCCGCTAACGGTCTTGCTGCGCTTGACAGCAGCACGAAAGTACCGGCAGCGCAACTGCCCGATATTCCAGCGGAAAATCTGCCTGATGCCACAACGACTGTCAAAGGTGCAGTCGAGCTTGCAACTGACGCAGAGGCTGCTGGTTATAGCGATACAACTCGTGCATTGGTACCTAGCAATCTGGCGGCACTACGTGGGGCGGCAGATGGTTTAGCGACTCTGGATGGCAGCACTAAGATCCCTACGGATCAATTACCGAACATCCCGATTTCAAACTTGCCTGATGCGACTACAACGCAAAAAGGTATCATTGAGATTGCGACAAATGCTGAAGCTGCTGCGCTTTCCAGTACTGATCGTGCAATTGTCCCAAGCAACATTAATGCATTGCGTGGAGCAGCCAGTGGTTTAGCGAGTCTTGATGGTAGCGGTAAAGTTCCCGATGCGCAATTGCCATTAATTCCAGTTGATAACTTGCCGGCTGCAACAACAACGCAACGCGGCGTTATTGAGATTGCAACGGATGAAGAAGCGGCTGCATTGACTGACACAAATATCGCCATTGTGCCCAGTAATCTTGGTGCATTACGCGGTGCAGCCAGTGGCTTAGCAAGCTTAGACGGTAGCTCAAAGCTACCCATTGCTGAGTTGCCTATCATTCCAACCAGCAATCTTCCTGGTGCATCTACCACTGCAAGCGGAATTATTGAAATCGCCACAGATGCTGAAGCTGCGGCTTATTTAGATGCCACACGAGCATTGGTGCCAAGTAATCTTGCTGCACTTCGTGGGGCGGCAAGTGGCCTGGCAACATTAGACGGTAGCT